ACGCACCTTGTCGTCCTCGCCACATTTCAAAACAGTCTACCCAGATTGCACCATTTACTGGGTTGGTTGTAATAGACTCAAACTTAAAGCGTGTTCCGTATTCTCCAGTAATTTTAATAAGCTCTCCACGCTCAATTGTAAAATTTTCATACTTCATTTCGTTTACACGAATAAATGGGTCATTTATCTTAACACTAGGGGAATCGGTTTTGCGTAATCTAGCCATTAGAATTTTCCTTCGAGTCTTTGAATTTCGTCTTGAATATAAAAAATAGCTTTTTCAAGATCTTGGATTGTTTTGGCTTGGTCTTTAAGTCCTGCTCTCCATAGGTATTTAAATGCATTGCCAACATTAAAATTACGATGGCGTGTTATTTGAATACACTCAACGCCACTTGGGTCTTGTGTATAGTGAGGTGGGTGATTAACTTGGTCTACCGTGATTTTAAGATTTTCGCTCATCGTTTACTCTTTCTTAATCCAAACTTTGCAAGGTATACATAAATTGTTTCAACACTTGTGCCACACTCTTTTGCAATCTCTTCTGGAGTTTTGCGGTCAAGGTGGTAGCGTTTGCGAAGCCATGCCTCGCTTTGATACAGTTTAGCAGCCATAATTTTATTTGTCAACCTTTTCCCAATTGTGGATAGCCCAGTGACCAATTCCGATAGCGTCTGCCACATCGTTATCACTAATAGACTTATTATAATACGTGCCAACATAGCGTATTGTTTTTTGTTTTCTAATTTCACGTTCTTGCCCCTTATACCAAGATTCGGATTTGTTAGGATTGTCTTTGCGGAGCTGTTGTTTTTCTACCGCAGAGAGTTTTGTGTTACCAATAAATGATTGCCAGGTAATTGGATTAACTGATCCAGCAATCTTTATGCCATTAATTTGAGCTGACCCAAGCATAGCCCCTTGAACAAGTGCAAGATCTGCAGCAGTCTTAGGACTATTAATAAATACAGTATGCTCAATAATAATAGAATTAATATTAAATTGTTTAAAAAAAGCCAAACACTTCTTTGCTGCATCTCCAACTTTTTCATATGTATTACGACCAGTAAAATTAATCTTGCCAAATCTAATTAAAGACTTGTCCTCAAAGATAGCAAAAGCTAGGCTGTTTGTGCTTGCATCAATTGAGCAAATTGTTTTTGGTTTTGGATTAATTAAGCTCAATTTTACCATCAGCTATCCCCTTTAACTCTTTTAATACTTTATTTACTTCTGAAGGATTGATGTCACATCCAGAGCAGATTGGCTCGTCATTATAAATTGAAAGAGTTGATCCACAATTTTTACATTTTCTATTTTTACGAGAAGGTTTTTGTAAACGGTTTCTAGCATAACGTTCAGCTATTTTTTCTCTTGTTGCTTTTTCTCTACACTCAGCAGAGCAGTATATCTGATAAGATACATTTGGGTTAAACTGGCTGTCACACCATTGACAATGCTTCATTGATTGGCTCCATAGACTTTATTTGTAGCGTCCCTGGACCAGCGATATCGCAAGTTGCCCTTACTGGACAAGTCTTGCAAATCTTTGAATTTGATCGGTAGTTCTTAGTAGGAAGAGTTTTATTCTCCCAAGCACTACGAACTTCTCTCATCCAATCAAACGTGTTGTCTACCCACCCTTTAAGATAATCGTTTAGTACTACTGGAAGTACAAGCAACTCGTGGTTATTCTTGTTCTCATAGATTAGTACCGCACGTTCTCTCCCCAGAATTTTCATATAGATAAGCAACTGTACTAGGTGACCAAGCTTTGGCTTCCCTGCTGCTTTTCGATATTCAAATCCTTCGTTTGGCATTGTTTTAATTTCGCCAAGCAAATCTTCACCACCCCACTTAAGGATTACGTCACCGTAACCAAAAATAGGTGGGTCCTGACTTGTGATTTTAAACTCAGAGTCAACGAGAAGATCTGGAACACTTGCCATAGCTGCTTGGATACGTTCGTGTGACTTTGTACCAGCAGTCATGTTTGCTCCACCATAGGCATCTGCGTTGTCTGTGAATGTTGCACCCTCAAAAGCAATGTACCAGTAACGAGGACACTCTCCATGAGAGAATGCAATTGTGCTTGGTGCAAAGGTTTTCTTTTGCTGGTGTTTATCAACACGGTTAATAATATATCCGTGCTGAATCTTTTTGATAAGCTCGTCAGTATCTAGAAATGATCTTTTCTTATCTGATGCACCTTTGAGCATAACCTGATTTAATAAATTTTTAGTCATAGTATTTTTAACGAGTAATATATTTAAGTGCAGCAACAAGTTCATTAATTGAACTAGCAGCCGTAAAATAAATATTCTTCTTCGCCCTGTCTCCCTTATCTACGTTAGCCATCCAAGTAGCCTTGAATGACATTTTAGCAGCAATGGCTTGCAAGCGAACAATTTCGATAGAGGCTACCTGTGCAGGAATCTCTGGCTTGAAAATAACCTTTGCAATAAACGTGAGGGCTTCGGTAAGCTCTTCATCGTTCATAAAGTCAGCAATCTCACTGAGACCATTGACTCGTTCTAATGTTGTTTTTGTTTCTTCCATTGTTTCCAATTTCTACTATCCTTCTATTATACACTACTCTTGTGATTCAGTCAATTGCTCTAGGATACCCAGCTCAATGACTGCTAGTCTTACTTTAGAATTACCCTCGCCAAGAACAATAATAATTGCTGGGTCTTTGTTACCACGTATTGCATCAGTCGTAGCCTTAGCCCAAACTTCCTTGTTGATAGTAAACGATTTTGAAACTTCTTTAAAATCAACAACAAACTGTCCCCAAGTAGCATCACCTTTGGTCGTATTACGTCCAGAATTTTTATGTTGTTTTGCACCAATTCTTTTACTTTCGTTCTTCTCGCTCATAACTCCCCTTACTTTTTTTAGTGTTGAGGTTAACCTTACTAAGATGTCCATCTGAACACAGCCAAGTTAATTCTTTTAATGTCCAGTACCATCTAACTGATGATACCTCTACTTTGCAAGTATGACAATTAAATTTGCCTTTATGAACGTCATACTTAGCTGACATTTAGCTGGTCCTCAATGCTTTTACGAAAGTCGTCATTCTCTTTAACATAGTTAATAAACGCCTCTCTACCCTGAACCTTTTTGTCTTCTGACACTATGTACCATGCACCTGTACGAGATACAATACCTGCCATCTCAGCGGTGTCCACAAGGTCACCAACGCTGTCAATTCCTACCCCATCCCCACGGAAGTAAAAGTCGTATTCGCCGCTCTGGAAGCCTGGAGAGGTCTTAGAGAACTGTAGCTCCCACTTGACCTTGCGACCAATCTTCTGTTCAATTAGTTTATCTCCTATTGGAATCTTTCCCTTAATAGCTTGATTGTCTGACTCAGAGGAAAACAACTTAATTACTGTAGACGAGTAGAACTTTGTAGCCTGTCCACCTGTAGGCTGTTGCTGTGTGTACATAGCAGAGATGTTGTTGCGTGACTGCGAGATCAAAACAAACAGAGTTGGCTTGACCTTATTGTTAGCATAGTTGATCATCTTCCAAGCGTTACTAAAGTCTCGTGACTCAGCACCAATCTGCTTAGTGTTCTCAAGTTGCTTTAGTTCGTCAGAGTCTTTTTCAAAGTAGATAGCAGGTAGTAATGACGTAATTGAATCAACTACAACTAGGTCTACACCTGCATTAATTAGTGCTGTTCCTACGTCTACCATTTCATTGATAGTACGAGCCTGAGATACAATTAAGTTCTCTGTGTCTACCCCAAGTTTCTTTGACCATGCTTCGTCATATGACATTTCTGCATCAATCCAAGCACAGAGTTTACCTTCTGCCTGTGCAAGACCAACCATTTGAAGACACAGTGAAGACTTAGCTGAAGATTTAGAACCCCAGATAAGAACTTGACGACCATAGGGTAGTCCACCGCCTAGAGCACGATTAAGTCCAAAGCTAGGGGTAGGTTGAAAGTCTGTCTTAAACCCTGCACCATTAGACAAGCGTTTGCGAATTCGTGGGTCTAGCTGTGCTAGTGCTTCTTCCATTGTTGTCACTAGATAGCCAACTTATCTAGTTTTTCTGGAATGTACCCTGCCCAGCTGTCGTCGTCAGTTACCACTACAGGTGCAGAGCGATATCCCAAAGCAATCAACTTGTCAAGAGCACCAATATTGTTTGTAATATTAACTGTCTCATAGGCAACATCAATCTTGTTTAGGTGACGCTTAGTTGCTTCACACTGTACGCAATTGTCTTTTGTGTATACTGTTACTGTCATTAGAATTTTACTCCGTGCTTTTCTGGTCGTGTTTTATTAAATGCCGTCTTCTTTTCAAATGCCTCGTCAAGAGAAACGTGTGTATATTCAAATTCACGTAAACCTGCATATAGGTCAAGTGTGCGGATAAGAATGTCTGCCATTTCGTCAGCAATCTCTTCTGGACCTTTTGACTTACGAATAGCTTCCATAACCTCTACAGCTTCTGATACAATCATCATTAACTGCTTAGTCATAAAGATATCAATTTGATCTTGAGATACATTGCTTACTACTGGATCCCAAAATCCTTTTTCAACTGCAATCTCGTGCAAGTGTTCTGTTATTTCATCAAACATCGAATACATCCTCCATTATTGTTGTTCCGTCTTTTGTTTTACCAAAAGAGAATTTATATACATTACCTTCTTTAATCTTCATATATGCTTTAGGAAATGAAGTTGGGAAGATTGTGATTGAGTGCAGTTCTCGTAACGAGTCTGCGACTACCATCGATGCCATTTTTTTACCAGCCTTAGTAATGCGTGGTCTAAATGACACAACCATTAACTGGTCGTCTGTATATGGTAGCATACGGTAGTTAAGAATCTTTATAAGACCTGAATCGTTACCCTTAATTTCATCTGCAGGAATTGCAGTAACGATACGGTTATCACTCGCAAGGATAAGGTAGGTACGTCCTGCCTCAACCTTAGACTGCTCTTCATCAAAGATACCGATAGCACCTGTCTTATCTAGTACCTCTACTCGTGACCAGCCCTTGCCTCGCTTAATTCCCTTGACAATGCCCATGATAATAAATGAACCCTTTTCCTCATACTCTTCAACGTCATTAATAAATGCGTGATAGTGCTGTGGAAT